GAACGAGAGGCGGTTTGAATTAAGTTTCTCGTCGGAAGAACCTTATGCACGCTGGTGGGGCATTGAAATTTTAGACCATGCTCCGGGAGCAGTAGATCTCACAAGATTGAACGAGATCGGAGTGCTGCTTTTTAATCATGACAGGGATGAGGTGCTCGGCAGGATAGAGAGAGCATGGATTGACGGCGACAGGGCAAAAGCCATCGTTGAATTTGACTCCGACGAGAAAGCGGATGTCATTTTTCAGAAAGTAAAAAGTGGGACACTTAAAGGCGTTTCGGTCGGATATCAGATAGACTCGATCGAGGAAGTAGCTGCAAATGCGACAAGCGCAGACGGCCGGTTTAAAGGTCCATGCGACGTCGCAAGAAAGTGGACTCCGTACGAGATATCCATCGTGAGTGTACCGGCTGATCCGACTGTGGGAGTAGGCCGGGCGTTCGATCCAGAGCCGCCGGAAACCCCGGAAAACAGCCAAAAACAGGCAGAAACAGGGAAGCACGCGCCGAGCTTAGTTGAGCGGCAGCTTCAGATAAATTTAAATCTTTTAGGAGGTAAAGCAGTATGAGAAGAGAACAGCTTATAGCCGCGCAACAGGCGCTCGTAAACGCTGCACGTTCCGCAGGTCGCGAACTGACCGCGGAAGAGAATGCGCAGTTTGACGAGTATCAGCGCCAGATCGATGCACTTCCGCCGGAAGGCGAACCGGCCCCGACACCGGAACCCGAACCGACACCATCACCGGCGCCGGATGGGGACGTGGCGCAGCGCGCGATCGCTGCAGAGCGTGAACGTGTACAGACGATCACCAATCTGTGCAGGGAGTTTAACGTAAACGCTGACAACTATGTACGCGACGGATCAACCATTGAACAGGTGCGCGCAGCAATCCTTGAGAACATGAGACAGAACAATACTCCGTCGCATGTGCAGGTAACGAGAGATGAGAGCGACACCTTTAGAGCAAGAGCGACAGACGCGCTCCTTATGAGAGCCGGCGTATCTGTCGCAAGCCCGGCAGAGGGCGCAGAGCAGCTCCGCTCCATGAGTTTAAGAGACCTTGCCATCGAGTCTCTCTGCAGAGAGGGTCAGGATGCAGGCACGCTCCTTCGGATGAGCTCGGATGACCTCTACGGTCAGCTGACACGTCAGTTTTATAATCCGACGGCAGCCTTCCCGGCAATCCTTGACCAGACCATAAGAAAGTCGATCGTCCAGCTGTACAATGCAGTGCCGACGACCTTCCAGGCATTCACGACAAGGGGAACCTTAAGAGACTTTAAGGAGACCGCAGATCACGAGTACGTAATCGGCGGCGTAGGTGATTTCCTCAAAGTTCCGGAGAACGGCGAGATAAAGCCGGACACTCCGAAGACGGAGCTTTTGCCGACAAGGAAGCTTGATACTTACGGAAAGCAGTTTAGCATGACGCGTCAGGCGTTCATCAACGATGACATAGGTTTCCTCACCGAGGTACCTGGTCTTTATGCTACAGCAGCGAAAAAGACCATCGACAAGCAGGTTTATAGCTTGCTTTACAATAACGCGAAGATCTTTGACGGCGTAGCACTCTTTGATACAAAGCACGCCAACGTCATCAAGACTGGAAGCAAGCCGACTCAGGCAGCTATCCAGTCCATGATCCTTAAGATGCAGCAGCAGAAGGATCAGTTTGGAGAGGCAATCTATATGACTCCCCGAACGATCGTCGTTCCGGTCGGATACGAGTTTGATCTGTCAGTGATCCTGCACTCAACTCAGGTGACCGGCAGCAGCAATAACGACATTAACCCGCTGTATAACTATCCGCTCCAGACAGTACAGTCTCCGGTGCTTAATGTGCTGGCAGATGGCAAGGAGTGCCCGTGGTTTATGATCGCCGATTCATCGAGCGCACGCGGCATCCAGGTCGACTACTTAAACGGTCAGGAGACTCCGACCGTCCGCAGAATGGAAGTACCGGGAACTCTTGGATTTGTCTGGGATATCTATCTTGACTGGGGCATCAGTGTGCGTGACTATCGCGGTATCATCAAGAATCCGGGCGAAGTCATCGCTATTGGCGAATAAGAAAAGGAGGCGTGAAAAATGAGCAAGGCAGTATATTGGCAAAGAGGTGAAACCATCGACCACACCAACGCGACAGACGCGACTATCGAGGCAAACACGATCGTGGCTTTTGGCTCACACATCGGAGTCGCCGGCACTGATATAGCAGTAGGCGAGACCGGGACTCTCCACGTATCCGGCGTTTTCGAGCTTCCGAAAACAGCCAGCGAAGAAATTTCTGCGGGTACCGACGTGTACTTTGCAAACGACGCCATCACAGCTACGTCAGGTGACGTCAAGGCAGGCTACGCGATAGCAGATGCGGCTGCGGATGATGCGACCGTAAAGGTAAGACTCTGATATGTCAAAGATACTAGTGGCAAAAGAACCCATTTTGCACGGAAATGTGCAGTACCTGCCTGGGGACAGCCTGCCGGAGAGCGATACAGCCTACGTGGAAGCGTGGGTGCGCTCCGGGTCGGCTGTCTGGACAGACCTTAAAGAATCCGCGGACTCGTCCGCAGCGAAGTCCGCGGCAAAGGCAAAGCGATTGTCAAAAAGGGCAGGAGCGGAGGGCATAGCGCAGCCGGCCACCGGCGCAGAGCCCGACCTGGTGGGAGTCGTGCCAAGTCCCGGAGCCAGGGGCGCAGTCAGGGAGCCCAAAAAGAGGGCGCCTAAATCTAAGGCATGACATTTAAAGAGCAGATACGCGCCGACCTTAATATATTCATGAACACCGATGAGTTTGCCGTGCTCCACACGGTAAACGGAAAAAAGATGCCGGTGACGGTCGATAACAACGAGCTTATCGAGCGGGCAAAAAAGGCAAAGAGCGACATGGACGGGATCTTTACAAAGTCCACGCTTATCTTCGTTAAGGCGAAGGACTTCGGGTCTCTGCCGGCAATCGGTGCAGCGCTCAATCTGGACGGCCGGACTTACATAGTGACAGACGCAATGAATGAGGACGGCCTGTTTTCAATACATTTGGAGGCGGCCACAAGTTGATAACATATGAAGTCGATCAGAGAACGCTAAAAAGCGTGGAGCGGAGGCTCGGACTCTTTAAGGACGAGGCGCCTAAGGCGCTTAAGAATGCTATAAATGCGACCGCAAGGCAGGCCAGAAAAGATCTGGCAACCGAAGCTAAAAAGACCTACGTCGTTAAAAGTGGACGGTTCAACAAGGCAATGCGTATTAAATCCGCAACCGCAAACCGTCTCGAGGCAACTATCAAAGCGACAGGAGCTCCGATGGAGCTAAAGGACTTTAAGACAAGCCCCGCAGGGGTAAGGACCGGATCAAAGCGTCCGGCAACAACAAAGGGCAAGGTGCTTGCGGCGAGCGGCATGAAGAATCTTCAAAAAGGAGATATCAAAGCGTTCGTTGTTAAATTTGGCAGCGGCCACGTTTCTGTAGGTCAGCGACGCGGAAAGGAAAGGCTGCCAGTTAAAAAGCTTTTTTCTAACAGCATCCCGATGATGCTGGGAAATGAGAAAAGAGTCTATGGCATAGTCGAGCCGAATATTGAGGATAACCTTAAAGAGAACGTCAATAAACAGATTGAGAAGATATTGAAAGGCTAGGAGGCGCGTAGTTTATGGTGGCTGATTTTTTACAACAGGATCTGATGGAGGAGCTTGTCCGGATATTTAATGACGAGACTTTTAAGGCTCCGGGAGATCCGAGCGATGACGGAAATGAAAAGAGAGCAAGCCTGCATGTATTTGCGCAGAATCTCTCAATCCCGGAGCCGACTCAGCTTGTAGCTGAAGACGTGGATCCGGCGATAATCGAAGAGGGTGCAGATTTCATGGAGGCATCAGGGATTGATGATCTTTTCCCATACATCATCGTGAGAGTTGAGACGGGGAAGGTGCAGCAGATAGACGGCAACCAGACGGTTGAAGTCAGGCTCCTTTTTGGAGTCTACGACGATGCCTATCTAAACAACGGGCATCGAGACGTCCTGCACATGATCCATAAGATTTATGAACGTTTTTCAAAAAATCCCCTGCTCGCCGGCAAGTACGAGCTTGTAATGCCGATGGAGTGGGCGCTCCAGGATGAAGGGAGCTATCCTTACTTTTTCGGAGGGATGGATTTAAACTTTGAAACTTTACCAATCGTAAGGGAGGACCCATACACATGAGCAGGTCAAAAAAGATAGAGGCAGAACCGGTTGAGGTTGTTGAAGTACAGCCGGAGGCACAGACCGCTGCCGGAGAAGAATCTCCTGCTGCGAAAATGCAGCAGGAAATAATACCGCCGGTTGCTTATTTAGGACCGACGATTAAAGGCATAGCAGTGGAGGGAACGGTATATGCGTCGGGGATCCCGGCAGGGCTTTCGGCGAAGGCCGATAAGATACCGGCTCTTAAGGGGCTCATCGTTGGCATTGATAAGATGGCAGCCTCAGGAGTGGCTATCCGTACAAAAGGGACGGCGCTCAATACACTGTATTTAACAGCAAAAGCAAAAATATAAAGGAGGGGATTTAAATGGCATACAATCACGGTATAAGGATTAAAGAGAATGCGACGAGCCTGCCTGAGCCTACGTCCGGTACTTCCGGACTGCAGGTTATAGTCGGCGTAGCACCGGTCAATCTTGCAGATGATCCGTATAGCGCGACCAATACTCCGATATTGGTTAACGACTTTGATGAGGCAGAAGCAGCTGTCGGCTATTCCGACGACTTTGCAAATTACAATATTTGTGAGAGCATCTCTGCTAACTTTGAGGTCTTAAATGTGGCTCCGATCGTGCTTATCAATGTGCTCGATCCAACCGTCCACAAAAAGGAGCTCGAAGAGAAGACTTACAATGTCGTAGATGGTCAGGCGATCATTGACACGGTCGGTATCTTGGCAGATAAGCTCGTTATAAAAAATGGCGATTCTACCCTTGTCGCTGGCACCGACTACGTAACAGCTTTTGACGATGACGGCTATGCAGTCATAACTCTCGTAAATACCGACGAGGATGTGTCGTCACTCACAGTATCAGGCGAGGTTATTGATCCGTCTAAGATCACCTACAAGGATATCATTGGCAGCTACAATGTCTACACCGGAGAGGAGAAGGGGCTGCACGTTATACGTCAGGTGTTTCCGAAGCTCGGCCTTGTTCCGGGGCTTATCGTGAGCCCGGGCTGGTCGATGAATGCAAATGTCGCAGCCGCTATCGCCGAGAAGTGCCTGTTTATAAGTGGGATCTTCACCGGTGAAGGTATTGTTGATATAAGTACATTGAGCGAGGAGCAGGCGTCAGCCGGACTTTATGGCGAGACCAAGACCGGCGCGAGAAAGTATACCGACGTTAAAGCCGTGAAGGACGAGCATGCGCTATCCTCTGTACATCTCGATGCGGAGTGGCCATGCGTCAAGGTCGGCAACAAGATCTACCACGCATCGGCGATCAAGGCAGCGGTTACGGCTTACACGGATGCAAACAATGACGATGTGCCTAACTTAAGCCCGTCAAACAAGGTCGCAAACATCACAGGCATCTGCCTTGAGGATGGTACAGAGATCTTTATCGATGAGTCGCAGGCGAATGTCGTTAATGCTGGTGG